GACGAAGAGCTGGTGGCTGAACTGGCGACTGTCAGGTACTTCTTCACAAGCAACGGCAAGATGCAGATTGAGTCCAAGGACGATATTCGCAAGCGTGGTCTGAAGTCGCCTGACAAGGCAGACAGCTTCGTTCTAACCTTCGCAAGTGACGCCACCGTTGGGATGTTTGGTTCTGCTGTGTCCACGAAGTGGTCGCAGCCGTTGCGTAGAAACCTATCGCGGGTTGCATAATTGCGCTTGTCAATTTGTTTTGAAGGGGTATCTTATGAAGATGACAAAGGCTGAGAAGAAGATTGGCTCTGTAATGAAAGAATTTAAATCTGGCAAGCTGCACTCAGGTGCAGGTGGCAAGGTTGTGAAGAACCCTAAGCAAGCAATTGCGATTGCGTTGTCCGAGGCTGGTAAGTCCTTGCCTTCGCGTGGTCAGCGTACCGCTAAGAACAAGGCTAAGAAATGAAACAAGGTCTTTACGCGAATATTCATGCCAAGCAAAAGCGCATCGCGGCTGGCTCTGGCGAGAAGATGAACCGTGTCGGCTCCAAAACTGCACCGTCTGCTGCTGACTTCAAGGCTGCTGCGAAGACAGCTAAGAAGCCAAAGGGTAAGAAATGAAGACCCCTGTTTGGCAGCGTGCCGAAGGCAAGAGCAAGACAGGTGGGTTGAACGCCAAGGGTCGTGCTTCTGCCAAGGCTGAAGGCATGAACCTGAAAGCTCCAGTCAAGTCAGGCGACAACCCTAGACGCGCCAGCTTCTTGGCTCGTATGGGCAACATGGCAGGTCCAGAGTACAAAGACGGTGAAAAGACCCGTTTGCTTCTGAGTCTTAACGCTTGGGGCGCGTCCAGCAAGGCTGACGCTCGCGCCAAGGCAAAGGCGATCTCTGCGCGTAACAAGGCTAAAAAGTGATTCCTATTTGCATTGCCACGGTTCATGGCAAGGGTTTGCCTGTTTTGTTGGAGAGCATCAAGCAATACGCGCCAGAGGCGTTTATTTACTTGCGTGGACCTGAGCGCGTCATTGGTGGTTACGACAACTGCCGTTTGATCTTTGGCGAGCCGAGGAACTTTGGCGATGACTACAACGAAGTCATAGATGACGCCTTGAAGTACCACCAAGGCTGCATCGTCTGCAATGACGATGTGGTCTTGACGCCTTCTAGTTATGAGCGATTGCTGGAGGATGTAGAGATTATTAAGGAGCTTGTGCCTGATGTTGGTTGGGTGGCTGCGCGTAGCGATTCAGTCAGGGCAGCGCAGAACATTAGGTATAACCCTGATGGCGACCCACTTTGTATGAATCGCTTTAAGTCAGAGTCGTTCATTCGTGAGGCGGGTGTGATTGCACCGATCTTTGCTTACATCTCGCGTGAGGCGTGGCAGATTGGTCGGTTTGGACCTTTGAACTGGTACTCGGACGATGTGTCCTGCTTTGACTTGAATCGTCGCGGGTACTGTCATTTTGTTTCTTCTGCGTATGTGCATCACGTTGGAAGCCAGACCGTTGGCTCTGACGTTGAGGCTTTGAATGCACAGGCGCGACCTTGGATTGAGGCTAACCGTCCTGAATATGTCGCAGAGTTCTTTGGTTCTTAACTTAGGGTCTGGGCGCGATTGGCGCGAAGACTGCATCAACGCTGACATCCAGCGCACAGTCAAGTCTGATTGGTGGCTTGACATTCAGAATGTGCATTGGGGTGAGGTGCTTTCGACTCGTCTTGGAGAGTTTCCTATCAAGCGCGGGATGTTTGACAAGATCATTGCCAACGATGTGCTCGAGCATGTGCCTGATTTGGTCAAGTGCATGACCAACTGCAAGGAGCTGCTGTCTGATGGTGGCGAGATGCACATTCATGTGCCTTATGACCTGTCCCGTGGTGCTTGGCAAGACCCTACGCATGTGCGTGCATTTAATGAGATGTCGTGGGCTTATTACACCGACTGGCATTGGTATTTAGGTTGGGAAGATCGGTTTTTCTTGCAGCACATGGAATTTCGTCTCTCAAAGTACGGGGAAAGCCTAAAATTGCCGCAAGATGAGATTTTGAGGATGCCGAGGGCGGTGGACTCTATGTTTGTGATTCTGCAAAAGGGCAAAAAATGAATCCTTTACTTGAAAAGATTGAAGAGACGCTGGAAGACCAACTGGAGTCGGCTGACCCTGAGAGCGAAGAAAACGCGCCTAATAAGATGGATGACATCGAGCTTGAGGCAATGATGGGTCAAGAGATCACAGACGCTGTGTCCTACATCGACTCCGACTTGTCTCCTATTCGAGCTCGCGGGACTGAGTATTACCGTGGCGACCCGTTTGGCAATGAGGAAGATGGTCGCTCACAGGTCGTGGCTATGGAAGTGCGCGACACCGTGTCTGCGATGCTGCCTTCCCTGATGCGTATTTTCTTCAGCACCGAGAACGTGGTCGAGTTCGTGCCTCGCGGTCCAGAGGATGTGAAAAACGCGCAACAGGCTACTGACTACGCAAACTATGTGTTTCAAAACGACAACAACGGCTTTATGGTGGCTTACGCCACATTCAAAGACGCTTTGGTTCGCAAATGCGGCATTGTGAAGTGTTGGGTTGAAGAGACTGAATCTGTAAGGATTGAGGAATATTCAGGTCTGGATGACCAAACCTTGCAGATTCTGATGCAAGAGCCTGAAGCCGAGACACAGATTGTGGTGTCCTACCCTGATGATTCGATGCAGGGCGCGATGCTGATTGACCCAATGACGGGCGAGCCTTTGCCACCTCCAATGCTGCACGATGTGCAGATCAAGCGCAAGGTGGTGGACAAGAAGATCAACGTGGCTTGCTTGCCACCTGAAGAGTTGCTGCTGTCGCGTCAGGCGATGTCTTTCCAAGACGCGCCTTTCATTGGTCATCGCAAGATGGCTACCGTTGCCGAGTTGATTGGCATGGGTTACGACGAAGACGAGGTGCTTGAGTACGTTGGCGGCTCTGACTTGAACGACAACGAAGAGGCTTTGGCGCGCCAGCCTTTGAACAACCAGCAGTATTTGACCGAAAGCGCAAACCCAATGATGCAGCGCGTGCTGTATGTTGAGGGTTACGCCAAGGTTGACTATGACGGTGACGGTATCCCTGAGCTTCGTAAGATGTGCTTTATGGGGTCTGGCTACAAGATGGTTCGCAACCTGACAGCCTCTTACATCCCGTTTATTGAGTTCCCATGCGACCCTGAGCCACATACATCGCCTCTGGAAGCGCAGTCAATCTTTGACATTACGCACGACCTGCAAGAGATCAAGTCCGAGGTGATGCGTAACACGCTGGACTCGCTGGCGCAGTCGATTCACCCACGCACCGTGATTGTTGAGGGTCAGGTCAATATTGATGACGCCTTGAACAATGAGACGGGTGCAATCATTCGCGCTCGCGCTGCTGGCATGGTTCAGCCTTTGGTGACGCCTTTCGTTGGTCAGGCTGCTTTCCCTGTGCTGGACTACATCGACCAGATCAAGGAAGACCGTACAGGCATGAGCAAGGCTGCGATGGGCTTGAATGCTGACGCCTTGCAGTCGGCTACCAAGGCTGCTGTAAATGCCACGATCAGCGCGTCTCAAGGTCGCATTGAGCTGACAGCTCGTTTGATGGCTGAGGGCATGAAGAATCTGTTTAAGACCATTCTGTTCTTGGTCACGACTCATCAGGACAAGCCACGCATGATTCGTTTGCGTAACGAGTGGGTGCAGATCGACCCACGCGCTTGGGATGCCTCGATGGACGTCACGGTCAATATTGCCTTGGGCAATGGTGATGTGAACGAGAAAATCGCCACCTTGACTCAGATTGCAGCCAAGCAAGAGGCGATTCTGAACCAGTACGGCTTAGAGAACCCTGTGGTGTCTGCACAGCAATATGTGCGTACCTTGCGTAAGGTTGTTGAGTTGTCAGGTATGAAGGACGCTTCGGCTTACTTCAGCGACATCCCTGATGGTTGGAAGCCACCAGCCAAGCAAGACAAGCCAACGCCAGAGCAGGTGCTGGCTCAGGTTCAGGCTGAGTCGATCAAGGCTGACATACAGAAGAAGGCTGCTGACCTTGAGTTGCAGCGCGAGAAGATGATTCGTGACGATGATTTCCGCAGAGATCAAATGAATCAGGATTACTTGCTCAAGAAGTATGAGCTTGAGTTAAAGTATCAGACACAGATTGACTCGGCGCAGATTGCGGCGATGCAAGCTGTGGACAGAGAGGCTGTGAAGCAGGAAGGCATGTTGCAACAGCAAGCCATTCAAGCAGCACAGCAGCAACCCATCAACCCACAAGGAATGGTCTTTTAAGTGAACAACGAAGAAACTGTGCGTAAGGGTAAGAAGGCTGAGGAGCTGGTTCAAAATGAAGCCTTCTCTTTAGCCCTTCAGAAAATGGAGAACGATGCCGTCTGGCTTTGGAAGGATACGAAGCCAGAGGACAGCGTGAAACGGGAACATGCGTGGCACATGCTGCGTGCGATTGAGGCGTTTCGTCTTGAGCTGACCAAGCTCATGGACAACGGCAAAGTCGCGCAGCGTGAAATCCAGCGTGCTCAGAAATCACAATAAGGAATCTTGGAAATGTCAGGAAATACCGCCAATCCGCAAGGAAGCGTCCAAACAGGACCAATGACGTTGACTGATGCAGTCGGCGTGCTCGACCAAATGTTGCTGCCTATGGACGGAGAACAGCCAGCAGAGGAAGAGACGCAGTTAGAGGAGAGCGAGGAGCTTGAATCTGCGGCTTCTGAGGAAGAATCATCAGAATTGCAAGACGAAGAGTCTGATGAGGAAACCAAAGAGGAACAGTCTGAAGAAAGTGAAGAGCCTGAAGAGGAAGAACAGCCACAGGTCTACACCGTCAAGGTTGACGGTAAAGAGATCGAGGTGACGCTGGACGAACTCCAGAAGGGTTATTCAAGGACTCAGGACTACACACGAAAGACGCAACAGGTTGCAGAAATCCGCAAACAAGTGGAAGCTGAGACTGCTGCGATTCGTGCCGAGCGTGAACAGTACGCTCAATTGTTGGGAGCATTGCAACAACAACTTGAGTCAGCTAATGAGCCGCAGGTCGATTTGGAACGTCTTTACAACGAAGACCCAATCGAGTGGGTTCGTCAGCGAGAGTTGATGCGTGACAAACAAGAGAAGTTAGCGGCTATCCAGTCGGAGAAGCAGCGACTTGCTCAATTGACGCAGCAACAACGTGCAGAGGAAATGAAGGCAACACTTGCTAAAGAGCAAGAGGCTTTGATTGCCGCTGTACCTGAATGGAAAGACCCGAAGAAAGCCAAAGCTGAAAAGCAGATGCTTATCGAGTTCGGTCAAAAGATCGGCTATTCAGAAGATGAACTCAAGAACGTGTTTGACCATCGGGCAGTATTGACGTTGCGTAAAGCAGCGTTGTACGACCAGATGATGTCCAAGCGTGGACAGATCAAACCAGTTGTGAACAATGGTCCTCGACCAGCCAAGCCTAGTGCAGCAGGTCGTGTCTCCACAACAAATGAAGCTACTCGCGCAAAACAGCGTCTTGCAAAAACTGGTCGCGTCGACGATGCGGCTTCCGCAATTGCACTTCTTTTGAAATGAGGCACTTAAATGGCTATCGTAACTAACACCTTTACTACCTTTGACGCCAAAGGTATTCGTGAAGACCTTTCTAACGTCATTACTAACATTGCTCCTGAAGAAACTCCCTTCATGAGCAACATCGGTCGCGAGTCGATCAGCAACTCTTTGTACGAGTGGCAAACCGACACATTGGCTGCTGCCGCTGCTAACAAGCAGTTGGAAGGCGATGATGTGACATCGTTTGACGCTGTGACTGCTACTGTGCGTTTGCAAAACTACGCTCAGATCAGCCGCAAGACCATCGTTTTGTCTGCTACTGAAGAAGTGGTGAACAAGGCTGGTCGTCGTAGCGAATTGGCTTACCAGATCGCCAAGCGCGGCTCTGAGTTGAAGCGTGACCAAGAGTTCACCATGTTGAACGGTGCTGTGGCTGCCGCTGGCAACACAACTACTGCTCGCGGTACTGCTTCGTTGCAAGCCTTCATCAAGACCAACTACGACATGCAGACCAACGGTGCGAACCCTTCGTACACCACTCTGCCTAACAGCGCTCGTACAGACGGCAACGTGCGTACCTTCACAGAAACCATCTTGAAGAACGTGATTCAACAAGTGTGGACTGCTGGCGGTACACCAAAAATCTTGATGACTGGTCCAGTCAACAAGCAGCGCGTTTCTGGCTTCTCTGGCATCGCTTCTTCACGTTTCAACATCGACGGTGGCGCACGTCCTGCAACCATCATCGGTGCTGCTGACATCTATGTGTCAGACTTCGGTAACGTGCAAGTTGTGCCTAACCGCTTCCAGCGCGAGCGTGACGCTTTCGTGATCGACCCAGATTACGCTAAGTTGATGACTCTGCGTCCTTACCAACAAGTTGAGTTGGCTAAGACTGGTGACGCTGAGAAGCGTATGCTGATCGTTGAATGGGGTCTGAAAGTGACCGCTGAAAACGCTCACGGTATCTGCGCTGACTTGATTACTTCTTAATCAAACCAAGGAGAGGGTCTGGGGAAACTCAGACCCTTTTTTACATGACCGAAAAGAAACTATTTGATAAAGATGATGCTCTAGGCATCACAAGAATCTGGCACTACGACCCAGAAACAGATAAAGCAACGATTGAGACGCGACAAGATGTGTCTGCAATCATTGAAGAGAATAAAAGCGAGTACGCCCAAATTGATGAGCGTGCTCGATGGGGTGAGTGGACTAAGGTTGCCAGCATTCCAATGAGCATCTATTACCAGCTCAAGCGAGAGGGTAAGTTGGATGATGAAGCCTATATGAAGCGCTGGCTAAATGACCCTGATAACAAGTATTTCAGAACCAGATCGGGGGAAGTATGAGCCAGCCAGATATTAACTACATTGCTGTCTGCACACCAGCGCGTGACATGGTTCATGCAAATTACACCTTTTGCCTTGTCAACATGGTGGCATTCCACACCATCAACACGATGGATGCTGTTGCCTTGAAGATCAACCAAGGCACATTGATTCAGAACCAGCGTGCCGACCTGTGCCTTGAGGCTATGGGTGAAGGCTGCTCTCATGTGCTGTTTATTGATTCAGATATGACATTCCCGCAGGACATGCTTGGTCGTTTATTGGTTCACGACAAGGACATCGTGGCCACCAACTGCGCTCGTCGCAGGATGCCGACAGGTCCAACAGCTCAGAAGACTTTGCCTGATGGGTCGCGTGAACTGATTTACACAATGCCTGAATCCACAGGTTTAGAAGAGGTCGAGTCAATTGGCATGGGTGTCATGCTAATCAAGCGCAATGTGTTTGAGTCGTTAACTGAACCGTGGTTTGAGACTCCTTGGCGCACCGACAAGCGTGGCTACATTGGTGAGGATGTTTTCTTCTGTCGCAAAGCACAGGCTGCTGGCTTTAAAATTTACATAGACCACGATGTTTCCAAAGAGATTGGACACATTGGGACGTTTGAATTTAAGCACGATCACACATGGGTAATGCGTGATCTTGAGAAGGCTAAAGAGGCAAGTTGATGGCACTCAGCACATATTCAGAATTGAAGACATCGGTTGCAGACTGGCTTAATCGCTCAGACCTGACTTCTGCTGTGCCTGACTTTATTTCGTTGGCTGAGGCTCAAGTCGAGCGCAGACTACGCACACGACAAATGATTGTGCGTGCCACAGCCACTATTGACTCTGAATATAGTGCTGTTCCATCAGACTTCCTTGAGGCTCGCACCCTGAAGTTAAACACGAACCCTGTCACTCCTTTGCAGTTTGAGACTATCGACTCATTGGATGACTTAAGCACGCAATATCTATCTGCTGGCAAGCCACGGTTCTTCTCAATCGTTGGTGGTCAGATCAGGACTGTGCCGATTGCTGATTCGTCTTACACGGCTGAGTTGGTCTATTACGCCAAACTGAGCAAGCTGTCAGACAGCAACACGACAAACTGGTTGCTGACTGCTTCCCCTGACATTTACCTGTATGGTGCTTTGATGCAAGCCGCGCCATATCTCAAGGATGATGCGAGAATTGGCACATGGTCGCAAATGTATTTGACTGCTTTGCAAGACCTGCAAACTGCTGATGATCGTGGTTCCACATCTGGTGGTGCTTTGATTGCGAGAGCAAGAACTTTAGGATAAGGAAAAGACATGTCATCTTTTAGTGATTACACCGAGAACCTAGTTCTCAATTGGCTATTTACAACAAACTCTGCAACCCGTCCAACTGCTTGGTACGTTGGTTTGTTTACCGCTGCACCGTCTGACACAGGTGGCGGTACTGAGGTTTCTGGTAACGGTTATGCGCGTGTTGCAACAGGCACGATCAGCGTCTCTGGTACTGACACATTGGCAACCAATGCGGCTGCAATTGAGTTTGCCGCTGCCTCTGGTGGTAACTGGGGAACCATCACCCACGCTGCTATCTTTGATGCTTCTAGTTCAGGCAACATGCTGGCTTGGGCGCAGTTGACTACATCACGCACCATCAATGATGGCGATGTGTTCCGCATTCCTGCTGGCAGCTTGGACATCACCTTGACCTAATCATGGCTGCATACGGCTCTGGCTATTATGGCGGGGGCAATTACTCCTACGGGGTAAGCCTTGGAGCCTTAACAATCTCTGACACCAGCTCGGTGTCTATTGCTGGAACTCGCGTCTGTATAGGCGCGATTGCCATTTCTGACACCAGCACAGTTGCAGTTGCAGCTAATGTCATTAAGGAAAGTGGCTTCTCTGTTTCTGCAAGCAGCTCATGCGCTGTTGCAGGTCAGCGTCTGACTGACGCATCTCTAAGCATCACCGACACAAGCTCAGTCTCTATTGCTGGATTGCGCTATGCGATTGGCGCTGTGGCGATTAGTGACGCAAGCACCGTTGCTATTGCTGGCACTAGGGTGGCTGTTGGCGCGTTTGCTATTTCTGACACCAGCGAGATGGCGGTTAACGGTGTGCGTGTTGCCTTTGTTTCTGCAACCGTTGCATCTGAAGCTGTGATGACCGTTGGCTCACAGGTCATTGTCAACCAGCCTGTGACGATTGAGGCAAGCAGTTCGGTGGTGATTGATGGTGTCAGGGTGCAGTTTGGCGCTTTTGATATTTCGTCTCAATCTTCTGTTGTCATCAATGGCGTTAAAAAATGGGAAAATGAGAGCGATACATCCGAAACGTGGACACCTCAAGAGGACACATCGGAGTCTTGGACGGTTACTGCTGATACGAGCGTGGAATGGTCGGATGAGTCCGATACTCCAGAGACTTGGACACCAGTTTCTGCAAATAGCAAATCTTGGCAAATTGCCGCAACGAGGTAATACACATGGCAGATACCACAACCACAAACCTATCCCTAACCAAACCAGAGGTCGGTGCTTCAACGGACTCGTGGGGGACAAAACTCAACACAGACCTAGACACCATTGATGCCTTGTTTAAAGCAGATGGAACTGGCACAAGTGTTGGCTTGCACGTTGGCACAGGTAAGACTGCTGCATTTCACGATGGTTCAGCATCTGCTCCAACAATCTCGCATGAAGGTGATGCAAACACAGGTATCTTCTTCCCTGCTGCTGATACTGTTGCGTTGACAACAGGTGGAACTGAGAGGGCTAGGGTAGATTCTTCTGGCAACCTCGGCCTCGGTGTGACTCCGAGTGCGTGGAGTGGTGTTAAAGCTATTGAAATGACTTCTGCTGGATGTAGTGTCTTTTCTTTTGGCTCTACTGATATTCGTTCTACTGGTAACGCATACTTCAACGGCACAAATTGGAAGTACGGTTCCACCAACACAGCGTCAATGTACGCACAGAACAGCGGCGTTCACTACTGGTATACGGCTGCAAGTGGGTCTGCTGGTGCGAACATCACTTGGACTCAGGCGATGACGCTTGATGCTAGTGGGAATTTGGGTATTGGTAGCACAGCCCCAAGCACCGATGGCGTATCTGGATATGCCAACCTTGTTATCGGCAACAGCTCTACGTCTGCTGCTGGCATAACGATGCGAACAAATAACTCTGGTGCTACAACTCAGGGTGTTATTTGGGCAAGAGGAACTGGCGGTGCAAACGGTTTTGTTAAGTACGACCATTATTACGATGCTTTGACATTTGGTACATCAAGTGCAGAACGCGCCCGCATCGACTCCAGCGGTAACTTGCTGGTGGGGAAAACGGCAACCACATTTAGTGCGGCTGGGTCTTACTTGGCCCCGAGTGGGAAAGGTGTTTTTACTGTTGATGCTGACGAAGTGTTATTGGTCAACAGGCTGACAAATGACGGAAACCTTATCCGTTTCTATCAGGCAGGTACTGAAGAGGGAAACATCTCTGTTTCTGGTTCAACCGTGTCATACAACGGTGGTCACTTATCTCGCTGGGCGCAAACCACCACAGACAAAGACGAATCGTTGGTCAAAGGTACTGTCTTGTCTAACTTGGATGAGATGAACGTCTACACAGACGCTGAAGGCAATCCTGTTGCCAATGAACAGCTTAACAAGGTCAAGGTTTCTGACATTGAAGGCGATGCCAATGTTGCTGGTGTGTTCGTGAACTGGTCACACGATGATGCTCATAACGTAGACGAAATCAATATGGCAATGACAGGCGACATGATTATTCGTATCGCTCAAGGAACTACTGTTGCCCGTGGTGATTTGTTGATGTCAGCTGGTGACGGAACTGCAAAGCCTCAAGGTGACGATATTGTTCGTGCCAAGACAATCGCCAAAGTAACTTCAAACCATGTCACTTGCACATACGAAGATGGTTCTTACTGTGTGCCTTGTGTGTTGATGGCTTGCTAAAAGGAAATATATGACAACAATCACATGGAAAATCAATAACCTAGAACGCCAAACCTCTGATGGTCTTGTAACAGTAGTGCATTGGAGTGCTACTGCCGTAGATGGCGACTTTGGAGCCTCTATCGTTAACACACAAGCCCTAGAGCGTGGTGACTCTTTTGTTTCCTACGACACCCTGACACAAGAGACTGTATTGGGATGGTTGTGGGGTAAGGTGGATAAAGCTACCGTAGAGGCTGCTTTAGAGGCTCAGATTGAGGCTCAGAAGGCCCCTGTGACAGCTTCAGGCTTGCCTTGGGGTGAGTAATGACTAACCACCAGACAGAAACAGTTACAGCGGTTGCAACGAAGGTTGCGCCACCTGTGACCGTATCTCTTGCAACAGTTGCTGGCTATCAGGTCAGCGAGATTGTCCTTTGGGCAACCTTGATCTATACCGTGTTGATGATTTGCCATAAGGTGTATCAGATTTACAAAGAGGTAAGGTCAGAATAATGTGGACCCGATTTCTGCCATGCTCATGCTGTCAAGCGCACTCAAGGGCATACGCTCTTGCTGTGAGATGCTGTCAGAAGGCAAAGCAGAGATTCAGCGCATTAAGAAAGGCGTTGAGGACGCAAAGGCTATCGTCAAGGATGTCTCTGGCTTCTTTGCGTGGATTAAGTCATTGTTTGGTGGCTCAAGTGATGAGCCTGTCAAAGCAGTTGAAGCCAAATCTGTAAAGGCTAAGAAGGACGAATATGTTGACTACATTCCTGACGAAGATGCAATCATTGACCAATTCATTAAGCACGTTGGTGACTTCTTTAAGGCGCAGGCTTATCTCGTTGCTTACAAAGAAGACCTAGAGCGTAAGGTGTTTGGTAGCACTTATGGTGACAACAACATTGGTGCTTTGGAATTGATCTCGATTGAGACTAAGCTGGTGAAGTGTGGTGCAGAGCTTAGAGAGTTGATGAATGAAGCACCAGCGCAGCTCGGTCCTTTGTATAGTCGTTACAAGGTGATGTATTCCAAGATTCTGGATGAGCAGAAGAAGGCAAGGGAAAGGGAAAGACGAAACGAAAAGCAAAAGCGTATTGACAAGATCAAGACCGAAAACGACAGGGTTGATCGTTGTGTGCCACATTGGGTTACGCTTGGGCTAATCATCATCTTTTGGGTGTTCGTATGGCTAATATCGCAGAGTACGATGCAAAAATCTACTTTTGGGGCATGGTCTTATTCGCAACAGTCAGCTTCATTGCCCTTCCAGCCGTTGCCTTTATCTATCTTGACAACAAGATTCTCAGTGAGCAAGTCAAGGCAGACAGGCGTAAAACTGAGCAACTGAAACAGAAACTTGAAGAGCAATTGAAAGGGAATAAAGATGGCAATGACAAGAAGCGAGATGGAAATACTGATTAAGAAGCGTGCTGCTATCTTGCTCATCATCCTTGCTGCTTTGGTAGCGATTAACAGTTTCTTTAAGGATGGAAACTCTGGTCGCATTATGAAGGACATCATTGCTGCTAACAATCAATGGGCTTGGTATCAAGCCAAGAACGTCAGGGCTGCCATTTACAAGACAACGGCTGACCTAGTGGATGACAAGAAGTTGTCTCAGCACTACCACTCAGAAGCAAAGCGCATGAACGATGACATGGATGCCATTAAGGGCATGGCTTTGGCTTTAGAGGCAGAGCAAAAAGCCTTGTCTGCCAAGTCTCCTTATTACACCTACTCAGCCATGCTGATGCAGTTGGGCTTGGTGCTGTCTACCGCTGCAATCCTTGCTGTGTCCATGCCTTTGTTTTACGCTGCTGTGGCTGTTGGCTCGTCAGGCGTTGTCTTGTTTGTTATTGCTTTAGGGGTCTAATATGCTGCCAGTCGTAATGTCAATCGTTAATGGCTTGATCGCCAACAACATGCCAAAGGTGGCTGATGCCGTGATTGAGAAGGGCGTTGACTATGTGCAGGAGAAGATGGGTATTACTCTAAAGCCTGAGCACGAAGCCACCAAAGAGGATTATGAGAAGTGGAACGCTGAAGCTGCAAAGCATGAAGAGTTTATGGCAGAGCTGGATGAGAAGTCGCGCCAGCGTGCCACAGACATGCAGATGAAGGCAATGGAATCTGATGACCCATTAGTGCGTCGATTCATTTACTACTTCATTTCTGTCTGGTCACTATTTGCAATTGTTTTCATCCCATGCCTGATATGGGCTCCTATTCCTGATTCTGGTCAGCGTTACGCAGACACGATTCTTGGTTACGTTATGGGAACAATCGTTACCTCGATGTTTGCCTTCTTGCTTGGTTCTAGCCAAGGTTCACGCATGAAAGACAAAAAATGACACCTACACGCGAGATGCTGGTCGCTGTCAAGATCAAAGACCCTGACAAGTGGCTTGAGGTAATTAAGAACACATGCGCTGAGTTCGAGATCAATACGCCAGAGCGTATTGCGTCATTCTTAGCGCAAACAGCGCATGAGTCTGCTGGTTACACGATGATGGAAGAAAATTTGAATTATTCTGACGTCACGCTTGCTGCTGTTTGGTCTAACAGGTTTGCCGTTAAGAACCCTGATGGCAAGTACAAGCTGGATGAGAAAGGCAAGAAGATTCCTAATGCCTTTGCCAAGCAGCTACACCGTAAGCCTGAACTAATCGCCAATGTCGTGTACTCAAACCGTATGGGTAACGGCACTATTGAGTCAGGTGAGGGGTGGTTGTACAGGGGAAGAGGTCTGAAACAATTGACTGGCAAGGACAATGTGACCCGTTGCGGGGCAGCATTGGGAGTTGACTTCGTGAGCAACCCAGACCTATTGCTTGAGCCTAACAATGCTGCCCGTAGTGCTGGATGGTTCTGGAAGGTTAACAAATTGGCTGACTTTGCCGACAAAGAGGACATCAAGGGCATGACAGTCAAGATCAATGGCGGCTTGATTGGCTACGACCAGCGCAAGGCGCTTTACGATGCTTGCATTACGGTGTGTCGCGCACAAGGTTAATTGAGCGAAAATATGGTCTATGGCTACAAACTTCGATCAACAGCTAGAGACTCCACCAGTCCCTGACCTGCCTAATCCGCAGGACAGATATGATCGCTTGACGGTAGCGCAGACCAATGCAGGGCTGAGAACCTTCTTTTTACGGCTTAGGAACGTCTTTCAGGCGCTTCTAGGACCTAGAGGTGGCAAGTACATCAACAAGCCTTATGGCGCGTTTCAGGACTCCACAGACCAGACCGCAGCCAACACCACGACTGCCTATGTTGTCACGTTTGACACGACAGACTTCAGCAATGGCGTGACGCTCTCCAACAGTTCAAGGCTTAATGTCTCGCAGGACGGTCTTTATAACCTTGAGTTCTCAATCCAGTTCAAGAACACCACAAACGACACGCAGGAGGTGGACGTCTGGTTTCGCAAGAACGGTACGAACATTGACAGATCAAACAGTCGCTTTGGTATGCAAGCCCGTAAGAGTTCTGGCGACCCTGCTCACATGATTGCAGCAATCAACTTCTATGTTGACATGCTGTCTGGTGACTATGTGGAAATAATGTGGCGTCCTTCAGACACAGGTGTTTCAATTGAGCATTACGGCACAAGCACGACACCGACACGACCTGCTGTTCCCTCAATCATTGCCACGCTTACCTATGTGTCCAATCTTTCAGCATAATTGACCTATGGCACTCATTCCTCTCAAAATCCCTGCTGGTGTTTACCGTAACGGTACTGAGTACCAGTCTCAGGGGCGGTACTTTGACTCGAACCTAGTTCGCTGGTTTGAGGGGACTTTGCGTCCTTTGGGCGGGTGGCGCAAAAGGTCGAACAGCCAAATGACAGGCTCATGCCGTGGGCTGATTACTTGGCGTGACAACTCAGCAGATCGCTGGATTGCGGCTGGCACGCACTCAAAGCTCTATGCCATGAACGAGGCGGGAACGCTTAAAGACATCACGCCTACGACATTCACAACTGGCATTGCTGACGCTGCCACGAAGACAGGTTATGGCTACTCCACCTACGGGTCTTATGCCTTCGGTGTGGCGCGTCCAGACAACGGTTCTGTGACACCAGCAACGACTTGGACGATGGACACTTGGGGTGAATATCTGGTGGCTTGCTCGTCTGCTGACGGTCAGCTTTTGGAGTGGCAGCTAGGCTTCTCAAGCCCCACGAAGGCAGTTGCACTCACTAACGCACCGACTTCATGCGCTGGCGTGATGACCACGGCTGA